CACAAGTATCGACGCTACAACCAACACAATCGTCTTGTCCAACGTTGTCGGCCTGCCTGCAATCGGGTACATCAACTTGGACAGCGAAACCATCTTCTACAACTACATTGACGGCAACACTTTGGGCGATTGTTTCCGTGGCCAGAACGGCACGACTGCCGCTACCCACATTGCCAGTGCAAATGCCAAGATTTACGTCAACAATGTGCCCCGCGTGACCATGTGGCCAACGCCTGATGGCTCCCAGACATACCAATTCGTGTACTGGCGCATGCGTCGGGTGCAAGATGCCGGCAGTGGCGTAAACGTTATGGACGTTCCATTCCGTTTTGTGCCTTGTATGGTGGCTGGATTGGCCTATTACATCGCTTTGAAGGTGCCCGGTGGCATGGACAGACTGCAAGTGCTCAAAGCCCAGTACGACGAAGCGTGGATGACAGCGGCTGATGAAGATCAGGAACGCGCAGCTTTGCGCCTTGTGCCTAGACAGATGTTTATTGGTGGCGGCTGATGGGAAACAGGTTTTCCTCTGGCAAAAACTCGATTGCCGAGTGCGACCGGTGTGGATTTCGGTTCAAGCTGACGGTCTTGCAAAAGCTCGTCGTCAAAACCAAGGTTTATGACCTGAAGGTGTGTCCCCAATGTTGGGATCCTGACCAGCCGCAGTTGCAGTTGGGTATGTATCCGGTGGATGACCCGCAAGGCGTGCGCGATCCACGTCCCGACCTGAGCTACCAGTTGTCTGGTCGCACCGGTTTGCAGATTGTGTTGACCAATAGCGTCAATGTGGATGCGCAGGGCGTGGTTGGTGGTGGTAGTCGGATATTTCAGTGGGGTTGGGCACCGGTCGGAGGCTCTCGGGCAAATGATGCAGGTTTGACCCCAAATGACTTGGTTTCCGCAGTGGAAATTGGTACAGTTACAGTTGCAACGACATAAGGAGTCGATCATGGACGCAAAGAAAGCACTTAAAGCACACATGGCTAAAGGCATGAAAGCCGCACACCCAGATGCTGCGGTTAAAAACATGCGCGCTGGTGGCAAGACCAACAGCGACATGCTGAAGTATGGCCGCAACATGGCCAAGATCATGAACCAGCGTTCGTCTGGTCGCGGAGGCTAAGATGGCTGAATACAATCAACCCAAGACAATTCCTGCCGTTGACGTGTACAACCAGCCCAACAAGGAATATCTGCGCGAAGCAAATGTTTCTGTGGCCAATGTGCGTAGCAACGACTACCCTCCAATGAAAACCACCGGTATTGTGGTGCGCGGCGGTAAAGCACAGACCAAAGGCAAAATGGCCCGGGGCCCATTGGCATGACCTACGCCGAGCTTGTAGTTGCAATACAGTCGTATACGGAAAATAATTTTCCGGCGATTACGCTTGCTGACGGATCGACTGAGAGTACGACTACTCAGATTAATCGTTTCATCCAGCAGGCGGAGCAACGCATCTACAACACTGTGCAGTTCCCGTCTCTTCGCAAGAACATGACGGGCTTGGCGACGACCAACAACAAGTACCTTGCTTGCCCTGATGACTTTCTGTCCACCTTTTCTTTGGCCGTAATCAATGCGGACGGGAGCTACGAGTACTTGCTGAACAAGGATGTCAACTTCATCCGGCAAGCGTACCCCAATCCCACTGACACAGCGACTCCCAAGTACTACGCACTGTTTGGCCCGACCACAACAGCGGGTTTAAATCCGTCCATCACAAATGAGTTGAGCTTTATTCTTGGCCCAACACCTGATGCAGCCTACTCTGTGGAGCTGCACTACTACTATTACCCCACGTCCATCACCACTGCGGCCTCCGGCCAAACATGGCTGGGCGACAACTTTGACACCGTGCTGTTGTATGGTTCATTGGTTGAGGCGTACACCTTTATGAAGGGCGAGACAGACATGTTGCAGCTCTACGACGGCAAGTACAAAGAAGCACTTGGCTTGGCCAAACGCTTGGGTGATGGTCTGGAGCGCAGTGATGCCTACCGCAGTGGCCAATACAGAGAAGCTCCGCTTCCTCAGAATAATGGGGTGCGTTGATGGCCTTTACCGGGAATTACACCTGCAACGTGTTTCGCACTGGCCTGCTGGACGGTGTGTACGACTTTGGCACGGGCACAACGGACGTCTTCAAAATTGCGCTCTATACCAATGACGCCACGCTTGATGCGACTACCGACGCTTATACGGCTACGGGCGAAGTTGTGGCTTCTGGATATACGGCAGGTGGCGAGGTTTTGGTAATCAACCAAGTGCCCACCACCGGCAATGCACCCAACACAACCGCATACTTGTCTTTTGCCAATGCCTCATGGACTGGTGCTTTCACAGCCCGTGGCGCGTTGATCTACAAGGACAATGGCACAACTAACCCCGCAGTTTGCGTGCTTGACTTTGGCGCAAACAAAACATCAACGGCAACTTTTGTGGTGCAGTTCCCTGCCCCTACAGAAACCACGGCCATCATAAGGATTGCGTAATGGCGCTTGTATTCACGACCAAAGGCGACATGGATGATTCTTTGCTTGAAAAGCGAGAGGGTACTGTGGACAACGACAATGAATTAACCACTTGGGTTGAGTATTGGTTGGAAGGCGAGCTTGTTCACCGCTCCGCCCATGTGACCCTAAAAAAGATGCCACCGATTGGCGGCGAAGCAGCTTCAATAGCGTAAAGGAAAAATTATGGCTAATACCCAATCAATGTGTACTTCTTTTCTGGGTGAAGTTTTGACCGCCACCCACAATTTTGGCACTGCGCCTGTACGAGCAACGGGCGCTGCTGATACGTTTAAAGCGGCGCTGTTTTTGTCATCCGCCACCATAAACGCAGCTACAACTGCATACACCACCAGTGGTGAGGTGACTGGTACAGGCTATACCGCTGGCGGCGTGGCAGTAACTAATGCAACTGCGCCATTGGCTAGTAACAGTTCTGCGACTGCTGGTGTGGGATATTGGACTCCATCGGCAAGCATCACATACACGACTGTGACTTTGACCACGGCGTTTGACTGCGTTTTGATTTACAACTCAACACAGAGCGACAAGGCTGTCAGCGTCCACACTTTTGGTTCACAGACCATTACTGCGGGTACTTTCACTTTGACCATGCCTGCAAACACTACGTCAACTGCCCTGCTGCGTTTGGCAACCACCTAAAGAGGTAGTCCATGTCTCTCGGCTGGGGTGACGGCGCGTGGAGCGATAACGGCTGGGGCGGCACTCTTGATGCAACGGGGGATGAAGCAACAGGAGCCGTTGGAACAGCTGCGCCGGTCATTACTGTTGCTCTCAGTGGGGTTCTGGCCTTAGCAAATGTTGGTGATGTTGTTGAGACAAACAGCCCAACTGAAGACGGCAATATTGCTTATGGCAGCGTAGGTAACGCAGCACCTGTTCTCACAATTGCGCTAACTGGCGTTTCTGCCGCTGGCGCAGTAGGTACGGTCACCCACAGCAAAGATGTTTCTCTGACTGGGAACCTTGCAATTGGAAGCGTAGGCACAGTTTCTCGGGGAGAGACACAGCTTGCTTTAACGGGGAACGCAGCAAACGGAGGCGTTGGAACCGTCTCTGTGGAATCAAGCAATGCCGTAACGGGTAACGTTTCCACAGGCTCAGCTGACACGGTTACCCCTAGCACATCGGTTGGATTAACTGGCGTTAATGCTTTGGGAGTTGCGGATAGGGTTATTGTCCCAATCCCAAGCAATCAGGCAGATGGTGCAGTCGGCACAGTTGGATATGAGCTGGTCATTGAGTTGACCGGCAACGCGGCAGATGCTGCTGTTGGCTCGGTTGCTGTTGGAGAAAGAACCTTCTCGCTGACTGGGAACCAAGCGGCTGGATATGCTGGAGCTATAGTTGCCGTCTACTGGAGGCTGATTGATGACAGTCAGACTGCGGATTGGGGCACAATCTCTAACATACAAACGGCTGGCTGGTCAAATATAGATGACACGCAGACCGCAAACTGGCAAAATATCAGCAACCCGCAGACTCCCGGCTGGTCACTGATTGCCGATGAGCAAAACCCGAATTGGGAAGAAATTGAGGTAACAACATGACGACAGCATACACATCACTTTTGGGCTTGGCTCTTCCCGT